TGTTTGCTCCGATATTGGAAAAGCATATTATAACAAGAATTTCTATCCGATTTATTAATCAATTTGTTTTAGACGAATTTGAGGATCCGACAGTTTATTTTAAAACTATTATATCATCAGCAGAGAATGGAGTTCCATACCCTTTAATTAAATATGGATTTAGACTAATGTTGGATATTAAAGAGGGTGTCTATTCTATTGTTAATCAGAATTTAGATAAGACTCCTGAAAAATATCTTTATATATTCGATATTGATGTTTTGAATAAAAGTAATCTCATATTTGATATTAGTTCTATACAATCGGTTTTACAGGAACTTAGAGAGGTAAAGAATGATATATTTTTTAGTAATGTCACAGATAAAATAATCGAATTATGCAATTAGTAAGCTTTAAAAATGGGTTTAAACCTTTGACTATTGCTGCTGGTCTATTGGTTAGCAGTCCGGCACTTATGTACGCTGATTTAGATCAATATAGTGACATAACTGCTGTCATATCTAAGCCTAAAGCATCAAAGTATATTCAAGAAGTAGATAATCAAGAAAATAATATTTTTATTGCAAAGAGGAAGTTTTATGATTATTATAATTCATGGATGGACAATACTTTCTTCCTTTCTTCTGTGAAAGATATTATTGAACAGAATGATTTTAAGGCTATTGTGAATATGGGAACAAAAGCTGTTCCGTTTATTTTGGAAGAGTTGGAGCGTGAGCCTTCTAACTTGGTTTGGGCACTCAATATGATTTATAAGAAGAAAATAACCGATAAACCAAACGTTACTATTAGTGATGCATGTAAATTATGGATAAAAGCACTGAAGAGTTAATTAAGAAAAGGATTATTGGTATTTTCCCAAAATTGGCAACTGATAAGAATTTTAAATTGACTAGTCCTATTAATCCAAATTACAATTGTCTTGCATGGGCTTGTCACTATAATGATCGGTGGATGCAACCGCCAAGTATAACTCCTCCTCCCTTAGATAGTGTTGTTTATTGGCCTGAGGATGCCAAACAAGGTATGGAAATTGAATGTCTAATAGACGCATTTAGAACTAAAGGGTATGAGTTGTGTGATAGTTGGGAGTATGAGGATAAATATCAAAAGGTTGCGTTATATGTGAAAAAAGATAGTAAAACATGGACACATGCAGCTCGTGAGTTGAGGAATGGTTTTTGGACAAGCAAATTGGGACAAGGATATGATATTCAACATGGAACTCCATTTACAATAGAAGGCGATAGTTATGGTGAGGTATATTGTATAATGAAGCGTATATTTTAGTGAGGATGTGTCGCGAAAGACACATCCTTTTTTCTTTTTGTCGAGATTACTTATCTTGAATTTAGAGTTCAAAGCAAACCTAATGATCTAATTCCTTATATCGTGTAATCTGTAGTTGAACAGGCTCTGGGCGATTCCGATCGAGTACGGTATAAAGAATTAGTTTAGGCATTATAAAATATTGAATATGAAACAACTATTTACTTTAATCTTTACATTGGCTATACTAAGCTTGAATTTAGTATCTTGTGTTACATTACCATCACCACCACTACCGGCTCCATATGCCTTTGCGGGAGTCTTTGATTATTCACCGTTGACATCAAAAGGAGTCTTCGTAACAGAATCTAATTCTGTGAGTTTTGATTATGAGACAATAGGCAGCTTATACGCGATAAGTGATGGTGGGTGGATAAATAAGACCTATGTAGAACCATCCTTGGATGCTTTGTATAATGAAGTATTGAAGCAACTGGCTGCATATAATGCCAATGGCATTGTTAACCTGAAAATAAATGTAAGTGGAAGAATTGCAGATAGAACTAAGAGATACAGCTTGGAAGGGATGGCTATTCGTAAAACTGATGCAGGTAAGATAAATGCTCAGGTCTCTACTGCACGACGGATAATAGGAAAAATAGATGGCATATCTTTGCAGATATTAGAAGCTTACTCTAATGGCACACGTGTTTTAACCTCTCAAAAATTGAATGTTTCGCAATTGCGCCAGGCATGGAAAAAATACTTTTATAATCAATCGCAAATTCAATTTTATACAGAGAAAGGCCTCGCGGATAAAGTGGCTTATGCCAGTTTTATTGATAGGCAAATCGTTAATTATGAGACAAACGAGTTTATTCCATTAGAATAATAACGATAATATGGCTGAAAGCGGAGAAACAAAAAAATCTCCGCTTTTCTTTTGCTGTTTCAAAAGAAACCTGCATCTTTGCAGTGCTCAACATTTGAAACAGGCGACGAGTAGTTCGCCAACCGATTGCCGTTGGCATTTTTTATGCCCATTGGTTATCTATATAGTTCCGACCCCCGTGTGGATGTGCTTAATGGCCTCCCAGCCTGTTTCAGGTGTTGAGCAACGGGAAAGCGGAACTTTCTTTTTTAAATAGGTTATTCTTACTTCTTTTAAGTACAAAAAGTGCTACTTTCCCGTCTTTTTAACCAATATATTGTTTCATTTAATTGCTCAACAAAATGAAAAAACAACCCCAAAGCGCCCGCGAACGCTATGTATCCGCGGAGAAAATCCAGCAAGTATTTGCCCAGCTGGGCATTGATTTGTGTGCCGGACGTAAACGTATCCGTGCAACACAAAGTGAGAAATCCATTTCCATCTATGTCAATGGTGGGACAGTCAACATCACCTTTAATGAGAAAGGAGGTAAAGCATGATGTTCTTTGTTTACCATTTACAGACATACGCTCCGAAAAACCGGGCATGGAAAAAGGTGATCGATTACGTAAATAAGTACGAGTACGTTCTTATTAAAGATGAACTTTCCCTGAATGCGCTCAAGCATGAATTATGTGACGTAATTAACCGGATCAATGCGGATCATCCCAAACTGAAGCGCATACAATATTCTGCCAGTCCTCTTGATGGGAGTCGCACCACGCGTATAGAGGCTCGTGTTATAAGTGGCGGATGTCCGGATCTTGTGTTCTTTCTCGATATTTGCAAGGTTCGTTCCGTTTATCAATTTAGCGAGAAGGCTAATGTACTGGAGCAGAAAGGAGGTGAGTATGAATGATGAGTTCTTTATCACCAAAACTGTAGATACAGGTAGCGAAGGCACTAAGAATGTTAGATATCACGTTTATGCTCGTAATTGTGATGGTGAGATTAATGAGATCAGTTATGAAGAACTGATGCGGTTTAACCAGTTCCTTACCAATTTCTTAAAAGAGGAGGAGAGCAGCCATGAATAATCGTAGAAAAATAGGCTTTCGGGCATACAATGATGATGCTCAGGATCCCGAAGAAGATGAACTGAAGAGAGAACAGGCAGAACGGCAGAAAGCTATAGCCGAATTTATCGGCCATAACTATTCGCCTATTGGTACTACTTCGCAGAAGTGTTACAAGACTTCTGCGGAATTGGTGTACGATATATCCAATATCATTGCTGTCCGTCCGGCGGAATTGGCCAAACAACTCAGTGATGCTGGCTATCGTGTGGAATATTTGGCAGGACAGCCATATTGGGTGCTGTACGAGAAGGCATAAAATATAAACGAAACATTTTTTTTACATTTTTTTTGGAGGCTCTTGTCCGTGAGGATAGGGGCTTTCTTTATAAGTGACCTTCAAAATGCTTGGTTTCTTCATGTACTGTTAATGAACTTCCTTGCAGATACTTATTGGTGGTTGATATATCAGCATGGCGAGCTTGATCACGGGCAACCACTATACCGGCAGCGTTTGCCAGATCACGGATACCGGAGTCCTTCAGACTGTAGAACATATATGTTTTGGGCAGTTTCAAAGCTGTACGAACTTTATAGAAGTGATCCCGTAGTACCCGTGTAGTGATTTTCTTCTTACCAGGTTTGAAACCAGTACTGAAAAGATAGTCGTTTGAGTCGTTATCGAATATCTTTAAATCTATCATTTGCCTGACAATTTCATCGTTGAGACCGACCATTCCGTCACGGCGGTTCTTGGATATGCTCGATGCAACAAAGATTTTCTGTTCCTTCAGATTGATATCCCGTAGCCGTATGTTCGTCAATTCTTCTGGGCGGATAAAGGTGTAGTACTCCATTCGGCAGACAAGAAGGAAATAGGGGTTGTTTTTATTCAGGTATCGGTTTATACGCTGCAAGTCTTCTGATGATATGGCAGAACGTTTCTTATCTTCTTCTTTGAGTGTTTTGATACGTTCACATGGATTAGCATCCATGTATTGTTTCTCAACCAACCAGGAGCAGAATGATGATAGCCATATTTTATAATTGTTTCGAGTCCGGGCGCTTGAATCACGGTCGAGTAGGAGGTAGTCCAGGAAATCACTGATGTAGGACAAATTGAACTGATAGATATACATAATAGGTAATGTGTGGTTTTGCATGTAATCGCACAATACATGTAGCCTTTTATTGTAGTCAACAAGAGTACTGTCTTTGATACTTCCGGCTGCATGTAGCTTCTTCAGGTATTTGACGTATATATTAATCACGTCATCCACTTTGGCGTATTGTCTCGAATTAGACAATTCAGCCCAGGGATTCCATCCGGAACGTAGACGTTGTGTTACACTGGTGATGATGTCCGCTGCCATTTTTCGGCGTTCCGTTACTTTAGCAATGCCGTCAAGCATATACTTTTTCCGTTTCATCTTTTGTTCGGCAGGATCATAACAGGTGAAATCCACATACCAATTCTTTCCGGTGTGTAACTTGGGGAGAGTGTAGCTAACTATTGCGGCTAACGGAGAGCCTTTTCTTTGTCTGGAAAACATTTTTTTTATACGTTTTTCAGGTATGAAAACGTATGATGTTTAACAATTCAAATTTCAAATTGTCCGACTTTCGTCCGACTTAAATAGGTAAAACCGACATAAATCAATGATTTATATCGGTTTATTGTTGCACGGGAGGAGAGGCTCGAACTCCCGACACCTGGTTTTGGAGACCAGTGCTCTACCAACTGAGCTACTCCCGTGTTTGCGGCTGCAAAGGTAATGTAAAGTTTCAAATTTGCAAGAAGTCTACGCAATTATTTTAACGGTCCTCCCTGTTACAACATCTGTAAGTCCTGATACATAATGCGGTAGGCCGCTGCTTTTTTTTCTAAGGCAAGCGGATAAGCGCGCGAAGAAGAGGGCATCCGGTAGAGGCGCATCGGCTTTCCATCAAAAACGAACTCTGCAAAATCTCCTACCTTGGGCTTTTCAAGAGAAAACTGGGTGCATAAAGTTTCCGTTGCTTTCTCACCTGTAGTGACAATCGCCTTGCATTCCGGTAATCGGCGAAGCATCGCCTCAATGTCCGTAGGCTCTACGACTTCAAGAAATTTATCGGATGCATTGTCCTGCAACCGGCGTATGGTAGTAGCTGTATCGAACAGGGCGATCCCTTTTTCCTGAAGAAAGCGGATGATGCGCTCTTTGTCGAAAGCTTTTGCCGCTTCGTTCAGAAAGTAGGTTTTGTCATTGAAGAAGAGAAGCCCTACAATTCGCCACATATCGTTGTTCCAGTTCGGATAGTAAAACTCCATTGACCACCGCTTTTTTTGAGGCGGAAAGCTTCCCAGCATCAGCAAACGGGCATTGGCGGGAAGGAAAGGTTCTAAAGGGTGTTGTTCAATTTCCATTCTTATAATCTTTTAAATGATGATCCGACAGAGAAAGAAATAATTATTTTCCCAACTGGAGAAAAATATTTTGCCAGTAGGGAAAAATAATCGGACTGCAAAAGTACAGATTATTTCCGGAAATTATTCCGTTATTTCCAGATTACTCATTTCTTCCGTGATGCGGAAAGGGAAGTCCGGATACTCATACAAGCTGAATCGTGATTCGGTTTTACCTTCGGTGTAATTCCAGATGCTGGCATAATCTTCCACGTCTTCTCCCATGGCACGCAATTGTCGCAGATAGGCAGCGATGGACTTATTCTCTACGATATAAACTTGTCCCAACTGGTTGATAATCGGGCTGTGCCGACGCGTTCCGTCATGGTCGAAGCGGAGGATGCGTTTACCTTCTTCGGTTATTCCTACCAGATTGAAAGTCATGCTCTTGCCAATGGCAGGCAGGTTTAGTACACTGCGGTCTGTGGCAAGAAACGGAAGATGATGAATTTTCAGGAACTGGCGGATGCAAGCCGCAGGGTCGAGTGCTGTTTCGAGCGATGCGGATAAGTTGAATGCATCTTCCTTATTCAGTTTTCCGAAACGCTTTTCTTCCCGTTGTTCCTGCATGGAACGACTGTTGGGGGTGAAGACGGCATTGTTCTCTTCAAAGCCTTTTACGGAGAATGTGTAGTAGCAAACAACTCCCAGTTCATTGAGTACCTGGCGCAGGCGAGTGGTGTGTCCGCGACGTGAAGCGGCTACGTTGTACACCAACTGATTGGTTATCAGCCAGCCAGCCGACAGTAATTTACGAATACCTTCTTTTACTTCGGGCGTTACTTCCAGTGGTGTCTGGAAATGCGTCTGAATGATAAACTGGCGGATACCGATGACGGAAGCTTTCTCCTTGAAAGTCCGCAGAATTTCTACTAATCCATCATTGATACGCATGGGCAGATACGCAGGCAGACGTGAACCGAGCCGGATACGTTGCAGTTCGGCGTATTTTTCTCCTTCCGGGCGTTCCTGGTTGGCTTTCCGCTTGCGGGCAGCCATACGGTAAACAGCTTCCAGAATGGTAGCCAAAGTCTTGTTCTGGCTCATGAGTGCGTCTCCGCCTGTAATCAGAATATCACGTAGCTGCGTGTCTTCCTCAAAGTAAGTCATCAGTCGGCGCAATTTCTTTTCCCATGTTTCTTTGGGGCGTAAGCTGTCGAACTCAAAATTAAGTCGTTTGCTTTGGAAATCATACATGCGCTGGCAGGAAGCACAAAGTCCTCCGCAGGCGCGTCCCATAGTGTCGGGGATGAGGATTGCCACTTCCGGATAGCGGCGGTGAATATTATGCCCGTCGGGCAGGAGCCAGCCGGCAGCGTTCGGTTTGCCAGCCTCTACTATATCTTCGCGTTCCCAGGCACGGATTTGCCCGTAAGTCTCCACCAGTTGGGGAGAATAAAGGATGTAGCTGCGCAGAGCATCGTCGTTGTAGCCTTCGTTGCGCGGATTCAGCAGAGACAGATAGTAAGGCGTGACGAAGAAGGGCATTCCCTTTTTACGGGCACGGGAAAGCAGATACATCGTTTCGGCAGAAAGTGAATTACCCAGGAAACGGTTCAGTTCCGTAGGGCTTTTGGCTGCCATGGCGAGGTGGAAACGGAAATCGTTCCACCATTCTTCAACAAGATGGAATTTTTCCTCGTAGCTGATGCCATCTTCAAAGTGGTAACGGGAAACGGTGTTTTTCCGGTGTTCTATCTTTTGTATCAATGCGTGCAGAATGCGTTCTTTGTTTTTGGCGCGGATGAGTTGCACGTCTTCGTTCAGTCCGCTGGGCCAGCGCTCGGTCCATGCTTTGACGCGTTGGGGAGGTGGGAGTGGGGTGGCGAGGAACTGTAATCGTTTGAATTGCTGGAAAATATCCAGGAACACGTCAGTCTCTACATCTTCTTCCAAATCTCCGGTGAGAAATTCGTATAGCAGTGACAGAGTAGAAACAGTCATTTGTTCATCGGTAGAAAGTTCATGGACTTGCTGACCGTCATATTCAATCAAAAGTCGAATTTGCCTGGCAGCCTCATTCTCTGCATCAGTCTGACCCGTGATGAATTCCGAAAGACCTTGCTTGAAGCTTTCCGTACCGTCGCTCTGTTCGGCGATGCGTACAATTTCCGGAAGTTCATTTCGATAAAGTTGTTTTAACTGAGACAAAGTGAGTGCAAGCATTTTCTTTTGTTTCATAAGCGATTGTTTTTTAGAGATTAATACTGAGTTTGTCTATTGTTCCGGGTTGTTCTTTAAATGATAATTTATCGAAATGAAGAACTAAGAATGAAGAATGAAGAATTACCTTGCGGCATGCTTGCATAGCGCAGCCAAATTCTTCATTCTTCATTCATCATTCTTCATTAAATTATCATTTATTATTCTACAACAGTTTCTTCACATAGAATGTTTTTGTTCCTCCGAACAAATAAAGATGCATAAAAATAACAAAAAAAGGCGAGGAAAATATCTCTCGCCTTATCTTCCTGTAGTTTCTTTAGGAAGTTTTTTCTTTCGTTGACAGTTTTTACTCTGTCTGTATTTCAGGTTTATTTCTCTTCCGTAGCTTTGCTTTTCGGCTCTTTTTTAGCCAGCAGCACCACGTTGTACACATATTCCGTCATCCATTGTTCGGAATATCCCAGACGCTCTTTATACTGGCGGACTGCCATCGCTGTCTTGTGCACATCGTCCTTTTTCCATACGGTTTTGGTACAAATGTCATGTACGGTCTTTTCCGTCATGCTGCGCAACGCACCTTTAAAGAAAGAAGGTACGCGGAATTTCCACTGCATCAGGTTGCCCATCAGCATCATCAAGTCTTGCGAGAAGCCCTGATACATGAACAGATAAGCCTGTACGTCATTCTGTGTACGGCAATGCTTCTTTACGGAAGCATCAATTTCTTTAAAGAAACCTTCACTCAGACCGTAATCCTGCATCAGCATCTTGCGTGAAGCGGTTTTCTCGGCTTGTCCCAGTCGTCCGCCCTGTGTAGGTATCTTGAACAGGCGTTTGAAGTTGGCTACATCCGGCACGAAACGGATATTCGTAATGCCCAGGTTGGCGGCAATTACGGACTGGAAGTAAACACGTGTCAGCGACACGAAATCTTCCACGTTTTTAGAAGAAGCTCCTTCTGTATTCTTTTTAAATAGTTTGGCAAATATACCCAT